TAAAAAAGAACAAAAAATGAATTCCTGCCAATAGCTTTACGAGGCCAACCTCAATTATTCTCAGGAAAACGTCATAACGTGTAGTATAAGCGTTATGAGTTGTGAGAACAAAAACACGAGATTAGTAGCAGAAACTACGCTGCTATCTTCAACCTATCTATGAGTCCGAGTCGAGCTTCAGGAAAGTGGAAAAGAACAAAAATAATTAATTTTTATCCGAATGAAAGTCGATAACTCCGTAAGCAAATTCGTTCAAACTCTCTTCTACTTTTCGCGGGTCTGCGCCGCGAAGCTCAGAAGGTTCAAAGTAAACGACTGCATATCCGTTGTCGCGAAGAAAATTGATTGCATCAGCGGTGTTCATGTTATCAAGAGTACCAGAACGTATCGACCTGTCAAGAAGTTTTTGAAGAAAAATGGTGGGCCGGAAGGGATTCGAACCCCTAACCAAAGGATTATGAGTCCTCTGCTCTGACCGTTGAGCTACCAGCCCGAAATTGGCGTCTCTACAGGGAATCGAACCCCGATTAGTGGATTAGAAATCCACGGTTTTATCCGTTAAACTATAGAGACAAATTGGAGCAGCAGATGGGATTCGAACCCACAACATCCAGCTTGGAAGGATGGCGCTCTACCGTTGAGCTACTGCTGCTAGTTTTAATTAATTTAAAACCTGTTCTTGGGTTTGATTCTTTAGACGTTCACGCTCCCGAGCAAGACGGCGCATTTGATTTTGATACTTGCGATCCTTCTTTTCGTCATAGTTCAGAGCAGCTTGGAACTCATCACGATACTTGGCAAGGATGAAGTTGTAAGTCTTCATCGTGGAGGCGGCAACTGCCGCATCCGAATAACCGTTGAATGAATCAACGGAGTTGCTGGGCAAGGGAGCGTTTTCGTCCATGTTAAATAAAGATGCGCTTGTCTTTAAAATACTTTTCGCAACGGAACTTGAAAGCCTCGTAACGATCATTCAAGGACATTGGGAACGGTGCAATGCTGCATTTGCTTGACCGCTCATAAGCGATTTGAACTCCCCGCTTTGGATCGAAGCGATCTCCAAGAGAGAAATTGCAAAGAGACCAACCGATATAAACGGTGTCGGGGTGAAGGTCATTGCTGGTGGCGGCGAGAACACCAATTCGCTGATCCTTCTTGTCAAGGACGTAAACGTGAATTCCTTTTGGATTACTCATAATTGTGGTTGTTGATTGAACAGTGGGAAGATACTTCATGCTTGAACTTGCGTCAAGCGGTTTTTTCGAGTTCACGAAACTTTTTTTCAGCGTCCTCGCGGGCATTTGGCCCACCATAGTACCAGCCTTTCGTACCGAAATCCTCATCCTTGGGCAAGTACTCTGCGGGTTCAATTTTAATTCCTTTAATTTCATAACCGTTGTGCTTTTGAACTAGTACAACTTCGTAGCCACCGCATTTGTAATACATTGCAACCTTGTCGGTGCGCTTGATCTGCTTCATGGAATAACCATGATTTTTCATTTCAATTGGAAGTGGTTTCATTTGAGTCTGTGATTAAACACTTTTGTACATTGTTTCAAACCATTAACTTTGAGGTGGGCGTAAGCCCATTTTAATTGAATACTGCAATCTTTGCAAACGTAGCCAACATCAATGTCTTGATAACATTCTTCTACGTTAGGATCGAACTGATACTCGCAGCATTGGCAGATAACGATTGCTGGTGCGCTCATGACCAAATGCGATGCTTTTGAGCAATCCATTCATTGCCGTCATAATCTTGAAGCACCCACTCAACATCGTAAGGAATTTCAACGATTTTAAGTGAGCTATAAGAATCAGCAGCTTTTTCCAAGCCAAGTTCTTCTACTGTTTCAATTAAAACAGGATCATCACGCCTTAAATCATGCTCGGTAAAATAATCGCCATCAATATAAAAAATAAGACGGCGATCAGAAAATGCTGAACTTTTCTTTTGAGTTGTGAACTCCAATCCTTTTTTGTTAAGATAAAGCTCCACGGCTTTATCGCTTAAACCGAAACCACCGAAATTGGAACTGATTAATATCTTGCGAGTTTTCATAATTTTGGAGCCTCCAGTCGGATTCGAACCAACGACCTACAGTTTACAAAACTGTTGCACTACCACTGTGCTATAGAGGCGGGTTATTTTTTAATAAAATAATTTGGTTTAGACAATAATTTTACAGTTAGCAATATGAATAGTACGATGCTAAATAGCGACATTCAAGTGTAAAATAAAATATGGTCAGTCCACGTTTACTCCAAGCAGAGATTCACAGCAACTTCAGCACCGTTTCTGGTGATTGGGCCGCATACAAAACCCAGATAACTGGATTATATTCTGCAACTGGTTACGCTGCAAGTGGCAACGCAACATTCGGAGACTTCTCTGACCATTTGATTAGAGAATTTAACGGCAAAATCATAGAGCTTGGTATGCCAACGGGACTGACAATCAAGCCCTATGATGCCGGTTACAGATTAACTGGCGTTAGTTTGTCCTAATTGCTTACTCTTGACGTAAGCTGACATAAGAACGCAGTAGTTCATAATGTCTAGAATAGCGTCTTCGTAGCTTTCGTTCTTGACGGCGAGCTTGCCATCATTCGCAAAAGTTGAGAGCCGAGAAACCTTGTCCACGATCCTCACAAGGAAACCCTGCTCTGCGGAGCAAACACCCATTGATTCGCATCGTTGGAAGTTTGCAAAGGGATTGTCTCCCTTGCTGCCAGCGTAATCATTGTTCTTCGCTCTCATGATGCCGAGTGCTTTGTTGGTCAACTCGGTATGATGCGCGAACAGTTGCTCTCTGGTCATTTCGATTTTTAATTAATTGTTTTTAGTGCTGCGCGGAACTTATTCAGAACTGTATAGAACTTTGTATCCTTGTCAGTAGGCTCAGGAATGATGGAGCGAACCATCTCCTTGTCCTCGCCAACCGTAGAGTGAACAATAACGTAAGCATCGTCAGTGCGAGAACTCTCATGAGAGAGACACTGAAGCGCCCAAGTTACTGAGTTTTGCAGCGCAAGATCATAGAAGTTCACGCAATTCTTGAGTGAACCATCTTGCTCAAGGCTCCAAACCTCAAACCAGTTCAAGTTAGGCTTAATATCTACGCTCAAAGCAGTAAATGTTTCTTCGTTCATTAGTTATTGGGAGTATGAAATTGCTTGGCGCGAGCCAGCATGAAATCGTGAATGAAGTGGCGCGTCTCCCTGTCGAGGAGTCGCCCATTCTCTTGAGGCAGTCCCTTGACGACTTCCTCAAAGTTCAGACCAAAAGCAAGGGCGAGACCCTTAATCTTTCGGTAGATACCGATTTCCTTGTACTTGAGTAGAGCAAATGCAACGTCGAGTTCAGTCTCAGAAGCATTCTCTAGCTTTTCAACGAGTGGATTTTTATTCATAATTAATCAAAATGCGGGAACAATTGCTACCTGACTATAAGGAATTTCAGAACCATCTTCATTAACGAGTTGGCTATGATCATAATTTAATTCGTCAACAGCAATTTGAAAAATTTGATCGCTAGAAAGATCGTAACCCTTCATGCGACTCTGGATTTGCTTGATCGTAGGATACTCGCCAATTGAGTGCTTGGTGTCAATATAGTTGCGAATCTTCAGTTTGATGAAATCGTTTTCAACTTCATCGTCTGAAACTTCGTCGTTGGCCTCAAAGTCGTAGTCAGGATTATAATCGGGATCATAATAATCACTAGCCTCCTCATTGTAAACAGCGTCAGGAATTTCCTTGCGCTCAGGAGTGATATCACTCAGGACGCGATACTTTGATACGCGCAACTTCTGGTAAGCGCAATCAGTCGGCACGCTGACAGCATCAGCAGGGTCAACCTCAACCACAAGGAGACGCCCATCAGAACCAGCCCAATTATTTGCATAATCGTAGCTGCCAACGTGCAGACCAAAAGAGCAATGATTGTCTTTGTTATCATCCACGGAGCGGCGAGCAACTTCAATCACTTCGCCAACACCGTTGTAAATCGAACCTTCGGCAGACACCTTGCCAGACACAACAACCGTGTCCTTGTTGCCCTGCTTCGAATAAAAATCATTATTAACTCCCTTGTAGGCGAGGAACTTTCCATCAGCAGTGATGGGGAGACTCTTGTAAGAAAGGAACGTGTAGAGTTCGTTGACCGAGTTGGCAGAAGGGTTCTGCATGAGGCGATCAATGAAATTGAGCAGAGGCTCGGCGTCCTTCGCTCCCTCCTTCAGCATCGCGAACAACTTGTCCACGACAACACCGTGAACCTCCACGCCGCTGTGGAACAGCTTGCCATCGTAGATATCAATGGCACCGTGAGTCATGTTCTTGATCTTATTCTCAATCGTGATCAACTCAGGAATGAGATCGTACTGAGCGTCAAGGATAGCTTGGCGCAACGAGGAGAAGTTCGGGTGCGAACCGTCCACGGTATGTGGCTTACCATCAACGAAAACGGTGATGGAGTTGTCACGCATGATGTAGGCTGGCTTATTCATAACGATACTATATTATTGTGGTTTAGGAATTACGATTATCAACTAAATTGATGTAGTCGAGGACTAATTTCTTGGCGTTCTGGATACCGTAGAAGGAGCCGTAGCGACCTTCGAACAGTGCGAACATCATCGGATAAGTCTCCTTGATTGTCAAGGCTTCTTTTTTGATTTTTTCGGAAATTTTTGGGTCGAGAGTGGGAACAACCTTATCGATGCCGCACCTACGAGGGAAATCGCACAAGATATTGAACTCTTTCTTCTGTTCGTCAGAGAAAGGAGAATTGTCTGCATCTATGTCTCCACTGATATTCCAGAGATCAAAATAAACTGAGATGGGGTGATTGTCAGGGAGTTCCTTTCTGAAGTGTTCCCAATGAGCGATCATTGGCAAGGCATCACGACGAACTTCTTTTTCTTCTCTGGTATTTAAAATTGATTTAAATTGGGCAATAGCAGTCTTAAATTTGGGCATGAAAACATCATGCAAATTGATAGCGTGAGCAGGGAGATCGGTCCTGTCGAGAATACCGTAAACAGTATCATAGTTGATGCCGAAATGCCTTGCAATCTTCCAAAGCTGTCTGAAATCACTTTGGCCGAAATCCTTCAAGTCTCCGAAAAGAATATCGTAATTGCTGCCGCCATTATGCTTGATATCAACATAATAGAAAGGATCGGAGGGCATCGGAACCTTTTCCTTGAAGCTATAGCTCCAGTGGCTATTGGAAAAGATTTTGCGTATATTGTTGAACTCTTTGCTCTTGGGTGAAACAGGAGTGAGTTTAGAAGCGAGATGAATATGATCGCAAGAGTTATGCTTGTAAAGCAGTTTGCTTTCGGCGTCAGCAAGGGAAACTACATAAATTGTTCCATCGATTCCCTTAGAGGTCATCAATCCATTAACGCGATCTTGAATGTTTTTAACATTATCGTTGATAATGATGTGCCAGTTGTTTCCACCAGCATAAAACGTCTTGGCACTGATAGTCTTTTCGACGTTCTGAGTCTTCTTCGACAACCGCACAAGATTGCGAGTGTTGCGCGACTTTCTGTAAATAGCCAACGGAACAATCGGATCTCCGTTGATTTTAATTACATTTTTATTCGCGTCAGTGAAGTTATAATTGGCATCGCAGCAAAGCGACTCAAGGTTGTTGGAGCCGCTTAAAGTATACAACTTTTTGAAGAACTCTGCCGAGTCGGAAATCGCATCGATTTCTTTTTGAACTTGCGTTTTGATTTCCGTCTCCAGCTTAGAGATGGCGCGAGCAATGAAGTTCTTGGTCTGCGCGTTGTATTCCAGATTCTCGCGAGAGTGGTGTAGCGCAACCGAGCCAACTGGAAAGAAAAAGACGAAGAAATTAGAAACGTAAGAGTTGGAGAATGCCTTGTAAATCTTTGACGATGCAATTGGATGATTCGCAAGACTGTCAAGATTCAGCGGGTAGGAAATGCCACCCATCACAATGATGGGATCGGAGCGTCTGTTCCTCTCCACTCCCCAATCAGCATTCTTGATTACCCATTCTGGGACCAAACGGGAAAAACCTTTGCAAACAAACTTCTCGTCAGAAAAGCGAATGACTTTGTTGATTTCGCATTCGAAGTTGGAAATATCCTCGCTCTTGACCGCAACGGAAATCTCGACGCCACTAGGCTCAGAAGTAGAAGTGTCAGAGAGTTTGGTGAAACGAGTGTCGCCATGCTCGTCAACGTATACTGAGATAACGATCTCGTTGCCCTTGTGACGAGACGTAACCGTAAATGAATCAGTATACGATAGCGGCGCAAAACGCCCAATGCCGAAACCGCCGATTGAATCGTTGTCGCTGCGCTTGGTGGAGCGACCATACTTGGTGTAGAGACCAAAGAGGTCAGACTCGGAAAGCCCCGCGCCAAAGTCACGCACAACGAAAGTGGGACTCAGGCGAGTGGGAGCAGTGATCTCAACGTCACGGGACGAACCCTTGTTGGCGTCAACTGCATTGGCGATAGTTTCGCGTGCAGTTGCCAAGACGACATTGGAGTAGTTATTCCGCAGAAGCGACGAGATGTAGCGCATCTCATTCGCATCGATGGTCGCGATTTCAGACTTGAAATCGTGAGATTCAACAACATTTCGCTGGATGGATTTGACAATCATGGGAGCAATTTGATTTACAGGCAAAGAATGCCACAGGGATTACGTTTCGTCAACTACTTTTTCAAACTTTCTTTCGAGAATTTTTAAGGTCGCGTCCTTCAACCAGTTACGCTCTTCTTCAGAAGCATCTTCCACAGAGAGAGAAAACTCTCGCGAGGAAGAAACGGTAGTGATGCGGAACTCTGCGGAGAACTTGAACCGCTTCAAGAACTCAGCGTTCAAAATTTCGTAGAGCTTATAAATTTCCTGTACGTTAGACGAGGAAAACAAAAGAGTGCGATTCATTTTTAATTAAATTTAAATGTGTGGGCTTCCTTAAATACTTCCACGAAATCTGACTGCTTGAAAAGGTGGGTCCAAATTTTGCCATGCTCCTCAATGTAAGTGTCGTCATAACCCTCAGAAATGAGATGAGAAACGAGCTTGTCATTGAAGATTAAGTATTCGGGGCGCTTCTTGTGAAAGTTTGGAACGATGCAGCCCATCAAGTTAGTGGCAACAATTTTGTATCCAGTTAGCTTGGCAGACAAATCTGCCTTTTCAATCTCCATGTCTTCTATGGAGAATTCGATGCCTAGCTCGTTGAGTTTGCTAACGATTTGATCTCTTACCTTATTGATTTTTGTTTGCATTGTTGAGGATGTGATAAATTGCATGGTCTTTGCCCTTGAGTTCTACGTCGAAGAACACGGGCTTGCCATAGTTGTTGGGTGAATTGACAGGCATCATAGCGTGTTTGCGGGTATTGTCAATACCTTCTGAGTAATGAAACAAAGGAATTGTGGGCCAAGTGGAGTAGGCGAGGTGAAAGTCTGCGGTGTCGTCGTTGCCGTGATTGCAGAACTGACGATGCAGAGAATCGTAGGTGATGGGAATGCCAGCAGGGACAAAGAAGTACTTGTGCAAGTTGGATACGGACCAAGTGCCGTCAACGTTGTCGTTGACCTCTAGCACAAGACGAGAGCGAACATTGGCTGGCAAACGATTGAAGTTGGAGAGGAAACGAGCAGAGATAACAGCAGGGTCGCCGTCTTGACGGCAATGAATGTTGAGCGGTGAACGGTAGTCGAGTGGCAAGTCAAGCAAGTCGAAAAGGTCAGCGTGAGCAGTGAGATCGCGAATGCTGTTGGTGATAGCGGCGTCGTCAGTGCTGGTCAGAGTGATGAACTCTGAAGGGTGCGCGGAGATGCGGACACCAGTGCGCTTGATGGTAGCGGCGATAGTGTCGAGAGCAGCGCGAAGGTCAGACCAGTTAGGCAACTGGTCGAGGCGAAGATTAACGTCGGGATGGTCGATAACAGGAGTGAGTGTGGATGACAAACGGTAGCCAGCAATGTTAGTGTCGGCACAATGCTGAATGATGCGATTGGTGACAACAAAGTTGTTGAGGATGCGGTCACTGAGAATGCGGATGGCGTCTGCACGGGGCAGCGACAAGAAACGGGTCAAGGTCATAGTCTGGAACTTGTGACCTTGCTCGGCAAGAACGTTGGAGATGCAGCAGAGTGCGAGTTGCATGGTGCTTACTCTGACACAAAATGCAGCGGGGTCAAGAGATTTTTTTTGAATTAAATTCTTTTTGCTCGTACTTGCCGTCCTTAAAGAAAGCGAGAACTTTCGTCATTTGATCTTCATTGACGCACCAATTATTCACTTGGGTGTGCTTCTTGCAGTATTTTAACTTGTCAAATGTTTTTCTTGAGATTGAACCTATGAATTCAACTGTAGTGTAATTTTTGTCAATTCTGGCGAGAACATAAATTTTAGGGTTCTTTTTCTCGTATTCTTCAAAAGGAATTTTTAATTCAATATTTTTATGCGGCCAAGTCGCAGCCTTGACTTCAACGCCATCGAAATCAATCTCATCACCAAGGTCATAAATTTTAGTGTCGATTTCTTGGTTAGTTAAAGCTGCGTAGGCGATCTCAGCAGAGATGCCAAGGATATGAGAGTAGCCGCTTTCTCTGTTAATTTTAAATCGATCCTTATCTCGAAACGATTCGTGTTTTGCGTTGTTGCGAGCATTGCCGAGTTTTTTAGCAAGTGCGCGCTCTTCCTCAGACAACTTATAAATATTATTAATCATTTAAACATTAATGATTGTTTTGCTTACCGAGTCTCCGCATTGACCGCATTTAGGGCCAATTTCATGATAATCATATTGGAAATGTTCCATGATTCCTTCAAGCGCCATATGATTATTAAGAATTTTCTCTTTCACGTTTGCAAGAACGTGATCAATAATTTTTGCCTTTTCTTCTGTGGGAAGATCATTGTATCGTTTTCCGTCTACAGTAAAGTCATATGCGGTACAACCTTGAGTAATTTCAAATTTCATACTTATTTGCGGTTAAGTCGTTCTACTTTGAAGTAGCAACATATACCCCATCCCAATCTTTTGTCAAGCCTTTTTCACGAAGTTCGCCTATTCTTTCTATCATCATACTGTAATATTTTTTCAGTTCTGGATTATTCTTCTGAAGGCTTTCTGCCAAAGCAATTGCATTGTCCCACTTCTGGGCGCGGTAATCGCAAAGGAATCCATCGTGCATTCTGTAAATATGTTTTATTTTATCTTCATCCATTGAGTTTTCAAGAACAGTGAATACCTTGACGCCTTCTTTTTTGCCTTTAACTGCGATCAAATCCAACTCAAGCGTTTGATAATCATTCTTAATATGTTCGGCAGTTCTGGGGCCGATTATAATTCTGACTCCGTAAGGTTTAGATTGACCTTCTAATCTAGAGGCGAGATTAACATGATCGCCCAAGCAAGTATAATCAAAACGCTGTGTACTACCCATGTTGCCAACGACAACACTCCCAGTATTGATTCCGAGTCCCATGCCGAATGGCGGCACGCCTTCTTTTGAGATTTCTTCATTAAAAGAGTCGAGACGCTTGAGCATCTCTAATGCTGTCTTTACAGCATTTTTAGCGTGATTAGTGTCGTCAAGCGGAGCGTTCCAGAAAGCCATTTGTGCATCTCCAATGTATTTGTCTAAAGTGCCGTCATTTTTTAATATCGATTCTGTCATTGCAGTCATGTACCTATTCATTATCATTGTCAATCCTTGAACGTTTTTACCGTAGTGTTCAGAGATTGTAGTGAAGCCGCGAACATCAGTGAACATAATCGAAAGCTCGCGTTCATCCCCACCCAAACGCAACAAACCTGGGTTTTTCTGCAACTTTTCTACGAGTGCTGGGGCAAGATAAGTGCCAAATTGTTTTTTAATTAATTGTTTTTGCTTGAACTCGCTAATGAATCTCAAGAAAGCGGAAATCATAAATAAAACTGATACCGTAATAATTATCCAACTGTAGTCGAATAATTGACCTTTGGCAAATGACATGAATCCGAATTTAACTGGAGCCGCAACTAATACTGCATAAAAAATCCCAGCTAACCAATAAGGTCCGCTAATAAGCATTAGTATTACGGCTAATCCTGCTAATGATCCATACAAAAGTTCATATAAATTAAATTGGCTGGGTCTTTCTAGTCTAGCGTCATCTGCTACCATCTGAGCTACAAACAAGGGTATTTCGTAGCCATATCTTATATTTACGGAGGTCGCAACAGTGTTTGATAATCCTTCTGCGGTAGGGGCGAGCATAACAACCTTATCTTTCACCTTGTTCCAGTCTGCATCAGCAAAGGACAAGGATGGGAATTCGTATTTAAAATTAATCCATACGCGCCCATGCTCATCTGTTTTTATTGTTTTAAATTGGGGTATTCTAACTGCATCTACTCCAGCTTCATTGATTCTAGCTTGGTAACTTGGATCGCCAGCCAAAACGCGCAGCATCTCAAGGGGAATAGTTGGATATAATTCTTTGTTTATTTGGACAATCAAGGGTAATCTTCTAACTACACCGTCAACTTCTGGCGCGGTCAAAAGCATTCCAACGCCAGCCGCAGCTTCACCTAATTGTTTTGTCGGCCCAATTGCCGCATTGTATTCAAATAACCAGTCATTTATGTTCTCTCCTATTGTAGCTACTCCTCTTGGAACAGGCTGACCTTTTCCTTTATTTGCAGCGGACTGACTCAAGATTACAGGGTAAGTTTTTAACGCTTCCGTCAGTTCATCGTCGCCGTTGAATCTATCTTTCTCAGCAAAGATAATTGGCAACACAACAAGTTGAGCTTGGTTATCGAATGCTTTTTTGATTGCTTTTGCAATAGTTTGTCTTGGAAAGGGCCATTGACCTTCTTTATCCAAAGTCTTTTCATCTATCTCAACCACAACAATATTTTCACTTATTTGCTTTGGTTGGGTTCGTTGATAGTAATCAATAGTTTTGAGTCTGGCAGTCTCAATAAAAAATGGGTCGCTCACGCGCAGTGCAACGAGTCCCAGCAGAACCGCGAATGAAAATAGGAAAGAATATAATTTATATTTGCTCATTTTTGAGTAATGTTTACTTTTGATTTTTCTCCGAAATTTAATACATAAGGTTCGCCGTTGACGTTCACACTCACGTTGTCGCTAAGTCTAGCTGTATAGACTATTACGCTTTTTTCTGTTCGTAATTCAAGTGTGGCGGTTTTGCCATCATTAGATTTAAATCCTTTGCTAACAGCTAAGTTTGTTGTTAAAGTTGCTGTAGGCTGTGCTATTGTAACCGCTGGGGTTGCAGGTTGATTTGATTTTGCCACCGCTTCTTCTGCCGCAGCTTGAATAACTTGCGGTTGAATTGCATTAATATCTAGTTTGGTTTCTGGAACTTGAGTTGGTGTTTCAGTCTGTGTATTTTGTGCGACAACTGTTTCCGCTGGCGCTTCACTAGGCTTATCTACCTGAGCCACTTCTGTTTTAGTTTCTTTCTTTTTATTTGGTTCATCGTCTTTCTTTCCGTCATCAGTTTTCTCTTTTGTTTCCTTTTTGGTCACTTTACTGCCTTGGGTAACTGACTTAGGCGATTCAAGCAATATCATATTGTTGATCTTCGATTCGTCTTGGAAATTTAAAATGACCGGAGCAGTTGGGGCATTAAAACTAGAGTTGACAAAGGTGGCTTGATAGGGTTGCGTCATAACAACTTTGCCAGCAGCATTTTCAACTTCAATGGAACCAACAACAGGCTTTATACCAGCCGCTAATGGGATGGACGGCAAAAGAACAATTAAACTTTTGCCGTCCTCCGATACTGTCATTGAAAAGTCTGTGCCTCTAACCGAAACAACTGCGGTTGGAGTTTGGACTTTTATGTTTTCTCTGCTATTCTTTGCTATTAAACCTGACGCATATCTAACTGTGCCAGATGTTGCTTTCATATTCAGTTTGCCTTTGCCACTGGCAGGGTCATAGACAAACTCGTCTATCCTCAACTTAGAAAACTCTGTGATCTGAACTTTGGTATTATCTTCAAAGGTAATGCCAGCGCGACCTCGCAATGTTTCTATTACGTCGTTCATTTCGACGCCAACGCTGACTTTACCTTCA